AAAATTAAAGACGATTTTTCCAAAATAGATTTTGCTAGCGAAATATTTGTGGATGATATTGATATGAATAAGGCGTTTACGGATACTATATCCATATTGCGGAATATAGATGTCCTTGTTACTATAGACACTTCAATCGCACATTTGGCTGGTGTTATGGGTATAAAAACATTACTTCTTATTGGATATACAAGTGAATGGCGATGGTTTGACAATGATGACAAGGTCTGGTATGAGAGTGTAGATATTATTAGAATGACAGAACAGAAACCATTACATAATTTAATGCCTAGAGTGAAGGAACTATTAGACGCAGAATATGTAAACAAACAACTAGATTAGCATTTAGCAAAAATATTTTATTGTAAAAATAATAATAAAATATTTCATTCATTCAATCAATCAATCAATATTGAAGTAGGTAGCTGTATTGTATTATCGGGCGTACATTAGACCACAATTTCCACCAACAAATGTAAGCACATTGTATCTCTCTTCAAACACGGTCATATTATAGTTATAATCGTAAATTCTCCAAGTGGGTTTATTTACACCGATTAAATTTCCACATGAATCGCAAATGGTCAAGAATTGTGCCGAAGGGTCTAATGGTGGACTATACGTAGTGAATTCTAGTTGAATGTCTTTGAACTTACTCATATTCATGGCTCCAGATGGTTGAAAATCAAATGGATCATTATGAATCGCAAAACTATAATTGTAAAGGCCGTCTGGAGCATTGCCTGATGTGCGCACATATTTTTCAACATAGTCGTATATTCCAGCATCTAAAACATTTTCTCTGTATTTTCCATCCAATAAAACACCAAATTGAAGTAAAATATTTTTTTGATTTTCAGGAGAAAAGGGACCAGTTGTAACTAGTCCGGATGTATGTCCAAATATAGGATTTTCTAACGGATTATAACCAGGACCAATATCTGTACCTCCCGAACAATCGAGTACAGGTACGCTCCAATTACCAGATGAGTCAGCATATGTACTATTATTAGGCAATTCTTTATAAGGCCAGTTCGTATAATTACTCCATTCATTTCTCAAATTAATATCACTTCGTTGAAATGCCCACATCCAAGATGAAATCATACCCTGAGTATTTTCTAATTTAACACGTTGACTACCAGTAACATTGAAAAACTTCCAATCATATACAGACTTAAATAAATATTTTTGCTCTTGAGCTGCAAATACTTTTGACTCTTCCTCTGTTAAAAATCCATAAGTAGATACTAAATGAATATCCGCGTTCCAATTTGTTCTTTTATCTTGATATGATGTTGTACTTAATGCTATATCAGGTGGTGGTTGTAAGAATCGGTAAAATTGTTGTAATGGATCATTAAAATTAGGTTGAATATATGGATAATTATGTGCTTGATCTTCTACATCACGTATAACAATCAATTCTTGAATAGGTCTTAATGTAATATTTATCTCTAATTCATTGTATTGAAGTGCTACTAAAGGAAACGCCATTTTCGCAGCCATAGTAAACCAAAAATTGATAGGTATATATAACTTTCTGGCTCTAATAGATGGTTCTGGTCCTTGTTGGCCATAATCCTCATCATAATAAGCATTTGGATAAGCATTAATCCTAGGAGCCACATTTCCAGGATCATTTAATTCACTTGTATTACCAGTCATTTTGTTGTAAAGTGCCTTTTTCTCGGTAGAAAAGTCACGCTGAACCATGGCTAGTAAATAAGCACCAGAATACTTGTTCAGTGTTTGTCCACCGACTGATATTTCCACTTCTTCAATCATTTGTGTTCCCAAATTATCTATCCATTTAAATTCATAAGGTGCCCAGTTAGAAGAGCAGTCTTGAGGTGGATAAATTGGACTCCAAATGGTAGGCAATTGGACAACTAAATAAGTGTCCATCAATAATTCAGCATATCGTTTCATTCTAAAGGTGAATTTAGATGATTCTGTAGTACGTAAATTACGTTGTCCGTCAAAATCTATGCGAAACTTTTGAAGACCGAAATTGGTGTATTTTTTATATGTCGTTTTGAAAAAAGTTTTCGACGGATTTCCATTTAAATATACATTTTGATTTCCATAAGCCACCAAATTTAATAATCCTCCAGGCATTCGTATATATATTATCATACAATAATAATATTTAACTTATTGTAATCTTAATTGTTAATTTTTACACCTTTGATAATTTTTACACCTTTGATATTTTTACACATAATTTCACAGTTTACGTTTATCATTTAGAAAAATATACATATAATTACAACATACAATTCATTCGTAATTGTTCTAATACAAATTATTTTTTCATATGATAATATAAGTATTATGGATAAAGTAAATAAATTCAAACAAATGTTTTCAGGTTTAATGAATGAGCAAAATAAAGCAACTATGGTTAAATATACCGCGTATACATTAGTTGCTATAATGATTATTGGACTAATTGTCTACACAAGAAATAAAATGGTACTTGGTCAAAATAATTGTGACAATATAAAAAACATATATTCATCATTTCCTACCATTTCATCCTTTAATGTCAATGATTCTTCTTACCAATACAAATTGAGGGATTATTATATTAAAACTGCTTATAATTGCTGTTGTAGTGGTGAATTTAAAAATGATTGGGTAGGTGAGTGTGCTTTAAAAGCTTGTATCGCACAAGGAGCTCGAGTGTTAGATTTTGAAATTTATTCAGTTAATGATGAACCAGTAATAGCTACATCTTCAGTTAATAATTATCATATTAAGCAAACATATAATCAAATTCCATTGAAAAGTGCCATGCAAATAGTAAATAATTATGCTTTTAGTGGAGGTTCATGCCCTAATCCAAACGATCCATTAATTTTACATTTCCGCATTTCTAGTAACAATGAAAAAATTTACAAAAAAATGGCTGATACTATCTATTCGACAATTGGTCCTAAATTACTTGGTAAAGACTATAGTTATGAATACAATGGACAAAATTTAGGGAGTGAACCATTGACCAAATTCGTAAATAAAATTATTATTTCAGTTGATCGTGGCAATCCTCTTTACGAAACAACACCATTAAAAGAATATGTAAATATCGCATCTAATTCTGTATTTCTAAGAGGATCGCGCGAATATGATGTCAAATTTACACCTGATTCAAATGAATTGATTGAATATAATAAAAAAAATATGTCATTCACCATGCCAGATTTAAGTGTATCCAATAATAATGTATCAGCTGCTCTAAATTTCAGTTACGGTTGTCAATGGGTTGGTATGTGTTTTCAGAACTTTGATTCAAATATGGAGTATTATAGTCTGTATTTTGATAAAGTTGGTCACGCGTTTGCATTAAAACCAGAAAATCTACGATTTGTACCTGCTACCATCCCTAAACCAACACCTCAATCTCCTGAAAATTCTTATACTACACGCACAACGACTACAGATTATTATTCTGTTAGTGTGTAAAATATACGGTAGTTATCTGATATACGATTTATTCAAATACAATTTATTCAAATACATATTATATTTTTATAACAGCATAATATATATTCTTTATTCATGGCTACATGTAATACTAAATTAACCCTTGAGGAAAAAGAGGTAGCTATATTAAGGGATGCGATTGATATAGCCGAAAAACGCAAGGGTCAAAAAATCACCAGTGATCCGGATGTTAAAAAAATCATTTCCATTTTAGAAGATTTTTTAAAGAAAAATAAACTCGTTTGTTATGGAGGTACCGCTATTAATAATATTCTCCCATTAGAGGACCAATTCTATGACAAAAATCTTGAAATACCAGATTATGATTTTTACTCATCTAATGCTCTAGAAGACGCAAAAAAACTGGCCAATATTTATTATGAAGCAGGGTTTCAGGAAGTGGAGGCGAAATCGGGTGTTCATCATGGAACATACAAAGTATATGTTAATTTCATTCCAGTAGCTGATATAACCTATTTAGAAAAATCACTTTTTACTCGTGTTCAAAAGGAAGCAATCCGTGTGTATGGTATTTTATATTGTCCACCTAATTTTCTCAGGATGAACATGTATTTGGAGTTGTCACGTCCTGCTGGTGACATTAGTAGATGGGAAAAGGTCTTAAAACGTCTCCTATTATTAAACAAAAATTATCCGTTAAAGGGGAAACATTGTGATCCTAAAACTTTTCAGAGAAAATTTGAACGAGTTGATAATGGTACAGAAGAACAATTGTATTATGTTGTTCGCGACGCCTTTATTGACCAAGGACTCGTATTTTTCGGTGGTTATGCTAGTTTTCTATATTCTACATATATGCCTGCTAAACAAAGAAAAATGTTTCATAAAACACCAGATTTTGATGTATTGTCTGAAGAACCTGAAAAAGCAGCTACTATGTTAAAAGAACGATTAGAGGATTTTGATTATAAGGATATTCAAATTATCAAACACACTGGTATCGGGGAACTAATTGCTCCTCACATTGAAATAAAGGTGAAAATCAACAAGATTC